CAATTCTGGGCCCGCAGAAGCACTATCATGCGATAAGTTTGGTCTAGAACAGATAGGTGGTTCGCGAACTAAAATTGATGGTGTAGGAAGGAAAGACGGAAAGAAGTGGAGTATTAAGAACACTAAATCTCGCTCTACCCAGGTCCACTTAACTACGCAGAAGAGTTTTTCTGAAGTTTTCAACCTTAATGAAAATCAAAGAGAGTTCGTGAGCAAATTTTTCGGTAACACAAATTTTACCGACAAACATCGACAGAGATATAAGATGGGCGAAATTAGTCCGGTAGCGGTGCAATCATTTAAAGACTTTTTGGAAAACAATAAAGATAAGTTTGTGGAATATGTTGTTGCCGGAACAGACGGAATTGACTTTGTTGCATACAATGACGATGTTTTATCGTTTGAACAGATTATCGAACTTTGCGGTGACGCTGAATGGGTCTATAACCCAACAGCAATTCATCTTAAAAACAAGCAAGGCAAAACGCTATTTCACCTTCAAATGAAAGGATCTGGCAAAGGTTCCATGTATCACGGGGTTCTATGTCACATACATGAGCATTTATTTAAAACAAACACTAACAGGATCACAAATGGATAAATCAACACAACAAACAATGTTTAGTTCTAAGACAGGTAACTGGGCAACTCCACAAGAGTTCTTTGACAAGCTCAATTGGCGCTTTGGGCCATTTAATCTAGACCCGTGTGCAAGCACACACAATACTAAGTGTGCTAACTTTTTTACTGAAGCAGAAAACGGTCTTGAAAAAGATTGGGAAGGATTTACATGTTTTGTGAACCCTCCATATGGAAGAGGTATTGACAAGTGGATCGAGAAGGGCTATAATGAGGCTATGAAAGAAAACACAAAGGTAGTAATGCTTATTCCTGCACGGACTGATACGAAGTATTGGCACAAGTATGTGATGAAAGCATCTGAGATTCACTTTGTTAAAGGACGCCTTAAATTTGGAGACAGCAGCAACTCCGCGCCGTTTCCCTCCGCAGTGGTTGTCTTTGATGGAGGCGGAGAACTTTGGAGAGTAGAAGGAATTAACAGATAGGAGATTATAATGACTGAAGAAATTCTACAAGCTGCTATTATGCAACTAAAATCAAAGGCAACAGAGCGGTTTGCCATAATCAAGGACTTATATCACAGGCCAGCCACCACGGAAACTGTTGATACAATTGTTAAGCACTCGTTGGCTCTTGCCCAACTTGAGGGTGCAATGGTTACGCTACAACAATATTCATCAGTTTTAGGAAAGCAGACCGAAGACGAAGAGGTGTCCAACGCTCCACAAGAGGAGCCAACACCAGTTGAAGTTGAAGAAGACGAGAGTGAAGATGAACAAACAATAACAGAAAGCGATCTTGAGAGTCGCTCTCCCTCTTATCGCAGAGCTAAAGAAAATGAAAAAATCTTAAAGAGATCAGCCAAAGAAAATGAATCGTAAACAAAGAAGAGCCCTCAACAAACAGATGAAAAAAGGCGCAACAGAAGAAATGTCTAATAAACTTTCTCAGTTCAATAGTTTGCCAGATATGTGTCTGGCTTGCGAGAAGCCTTTTGATAAGAAAGATAAAGAAATGGTAACAACCTGGAGCGTTGTCGTCAGAAATGACAATACGGTTAGGCTTTATTGTCCAGATTGTTGGGGTTTAGCAAACAGCATTATTGAAGACTTTGCAAAGGAGATAAATAACAATGCCAGTAAATAGAATTTCTAAAAAAGCAATAAATCAAATGATGAGAGGCGAGGTGAGATCCGGGGAAGAGACCATATGTGTGGTGAAATTTTACTCAAATGGATGCCACCTTTGCCATGCATTAAGTTCGTATTACAAAGAAATATCAGATTCTTATGACGACATTTTGTTTTTTGCATTTAATGTTGACGACGATGATGAGATTCCAAGTAAGCTAAAATTAAATGGTGTGCCATCTTTGACAATGTTTAAAATCAAAACAGGCAAAAAAGCAAAAATAACAAACATGCCGGACCCTGAAAACCCAAACAATGAAACATGGTTTACAGTCCGTCAGATTAAAAATTTTATAGATAAGGAGCTATAGCATGACCACTGATATTCTTAAAAAGGGCCTTTCGTATGATGATGTGCTGTTGATACCAAAGTATTCTAATATTGAATCTAGAACGGAGATAAACTTAGAAGTTGACATGGGCAAAACTCTTCAAATGGAGTTGCCTATCTTCTCCTCTCCTATGGACACAATTTCAGAAGCAGCCATGGCAGTGGCCATCGATTCTGCAGGAGGCTCAGCAATCGTTCATCGTTACAACACAATTGAAGAACAGACACTAATCATTTCTCAAGCTGCCAACAAACTTAGGCACAATATTGGTGCAGCCGTTGGAATCAAAGGTGACTATCTTGAAAGAGCCACTGCGGCGTTTAACGCTGGTGCAACTTTTGTTTGTGTTGATGTTGCTCACGGGCACCATGTTCTTATGAAGACCGCACTCCATAGATTAAGAAAAATGTTAGGTGAAGATTATCACATTATGGCGGGCAATGTAGCCACACTGGACGGTATTAATGATTTGGCAGACTGGGGAGCAGACAGTGTGCGTTGTAACATTGGCGGCGGCTCGATTTGCTCAACTCGCATACAAACTGGCCATGGTGTGCCGGGGCTACAGACAATTATTGATTGTGCTCAAACTGACAGAGATGTGAAAATTATTGCTGATGGAGGCATTAAAAATTCAGGCGACATTGTCAAGGCTTTGGCCGCCGGCGCTGATGCTGTTATGTGTGGTTCTTTGTTCGCCGGAACTAAAGAGACTCCCGGAGAGATCGTCAACGACTCTAGAGGCCACAAGTGGAAAACATATCGAGGTATGGCCTCCAAGGAAGCACAAGTTGACTGGAGAGGGCAATATTCTTCTTTTGAAGGAGTGTCTACCAGGGTACCATATCGCGGTAGTGTCTTGGATATCTTGGACAATTTAGAAAGAGGAATCCGCTCCGGGTGCTCATACTCAGGTGCTCGAAGCATAAAAGAACTTCAAGCAAGGGCGGATTTGATGATTCAAACGAATGCCGGTCAATCAGAAAGCAGCACGCATATTGAAAGCAGGGCTTGGTAGACTATGGAAAACGAAATAGACTACGGAAAGCTAAATAAAAGAATAGTTTTTACCGAGAACGATCACCGGCATGTAAAGTTTTTGATGAAACTTAAATCGCTTGGTTTAACACAAGCAAAGTTTTTTAGATATATTATTACTGGCTTACTAAATGATGATTCGCGAATTCATGATTTTGTTGAGGAAATCAGCGATGTATCAAAAAAAAGAAAGGGCCAAGCCCGCAAACTTCGTCAAGCTGGACAAGAAAAAGCAAACGATTACGGACTAAGCGAAAACGAAGTTGAAAATATATTTGATATGATTGCAGAGGTGTTTCCAGAATTATGAAAAAGACTGACGGACTTTTACTGTGCTCCAAGGAGTGCATGAGATTAAATCAAGCATGCCCAAACAAGGAATGCAAGCACTGGATTAACTTTCCAAGTGAACATAATTGCTGTCTTGTGTCTATATATGAGAACGGACCCATGACGCTTAGGCAGGTGGCCGAGAGAATTCAATTATCATTTGCGAGAATAAAGCAAATAGAAACAAAAGCATTAGAAAAGATTAAAAAACGCATTGATAGCTTTGATTCTTATTTTTAGTGCCGTTATTACAACACACAACTACTTATTTTTGAGTTTCTTTAAACAAGAAAGGAGATTTTTTTAAAATGGCTCGTAAAACACTTTTAAACGAACAAGAGATTCGTAAATTTTTAAAACTCGCAAACATCACAACTGTTGGCGAACAACAGATTGCTGAGATGGGTAGCTACGGTGGCTCATATGCTCGTGATGATGAAGAGGAATTAGAGGACGCTGATGCTGATGCCGATCTTGGCGACGAAGTGGAGGTCGATGTAGACGCTCAGCTTCCAGTAGAAGACGAGCCTATGGTAGATGAACCCTCACAAGATGCTGATGCAGATCTTGATGTTGGTGGTCTTGATGTGTCTGACAAGGAGGAGTTAATGGCTGATGTTGTTCGCGCTGTTGCGGATGCACTCGGTATTGCTGACCGTGTCGATGTTGAGGCCGGTGAGGAAGATGCAATGGACAATATGGGCGTGGGCGATGAGCCTATGGCCATGGAGCCGGAAGCCGCGCTGGCACCCGAAGAAGGAGGTGAGGATTCACTTGAGGAGCCAGCTGACCTCGATGATGATGATCAGGATCCAGTGATGGAAGACGAGGACGCACTTGAGCTTTCTGAGGAGGACTTAGTTTCTGAGGTTGCTCGCCGTGTGGCGCAGAGACTTCAAAATGATTCCAAGAAAGAAGCTATGGTTGATACCCTCGCTGAAAGAATCTT